CCTACCAACAACAACACCATAATCTGAACAATATTTTTGATATACTTCTTCTTGTGATAATTTTAATGATAAAATTTCTATAAAGTCAAATTTTTGGTCTATTTGTACATTTAAAAATTTATCTTCACCACCAGGTGTTGTTCTTACTCTAATATTTGACATTTTTTATAACTATTTTTTTAATAATAACATTTTTTACTTATAAAGTAAACGGCAATCAATTTGAAAAACGGCATCGCCGAAAGTGCCGATTTATTTAACCCTTATAATAAATATTAATTAGTTCAGTTTTATTTATAGAACATTTATCTTTTTTACTAAGGTTATCTTCCCAAGATATAAATTCAAGATTAACGATATTACCTATTATTTCTGGAGGGACACCATTTTTAAACCCCTCAAGAATTGAATATTTATGGTCAAGGTGATAGGCATTTGATTTACCAGCTAACCCTCTTTTATCGTAATTAATTAAAGAACTAATATTTTGTTTATTTGTTATTTTATTAACATCTATACGATATTTTTGATATACTGTTAAGTTTTTTAACCATTCATTATAGTTAACACCTAACCCAAATTTATCATCAGTTCTAACAATATTTAATTTATGTAGTATTGAGTTTATTGTTGTGTACGGTATATTTAATATTTTAGATATTTTTAACATAGACTCACCATTTTCATATAATTCATTAATTTCATTCATTAATGGGTGAGTATATGTGTAAATATTATTCCTTTCAATTTCATTATTTTTTAAAATATTTAACACAGATGTTTTACTGCAATTATACTTTTTACTTATTTTTATTGATGATAAACCATTATTATAATCATTAATAATATCATTAATAGGTAATTTACTTTCAATTTTAAATAATGTTCTAGCATCTGTATGATTCCTAGTTAAATTATATTTTCTTAATATTCTACCTATTACCACATTACTTACACCAAACATTTTACCAATTACTACTGTTGATAAATTATCGATAACGTATAAATCTTTAATTAATTGATGTTTAATATTTTGTTTTTCTATTTTTAATTTAATATCTTCAACAAAAATTTTATTACAATTTGAGCATTTATATTTTTGTTTACCGTTAGATGTCTTACCTTCTAATGTTGTATCATTATAACAATGAATACATTTTATACTATGTTTTTTCTTACTTGTGTTAATACCTTCTTTTTTTAATCTCAATCTAATTGTTTCTTGATTACATTTAAAAATTTCACTTATTTCCTTAATTGTTTTACCATTAGTATATAAATTAATTAATTCTAAATTTTCTATTTTATTTTATGAAATTTTTGGAAAAACAAAAATATAGTATGAAATATTATTTTACACGGCAGAATATATCAAACTCAGGTCTTTTAACCTCAAACATTGCATTAGGTTCACCAAATAATTTATAATCATTTAGTAAATCAATTTGTCTAGTAGCATCATCAATATATGCTTGTGATATTTCATTTGGTGAATAATACGCACCACCCACTTTATTATAAACTCTAATTTCAACAACATTTAATACACCACTAATATTATTAATAGTTTCAACTAATTGACCTAAGTATATATCATCACCAAGACCCCACTTACTAATATCAAAATATGATTTTGTTTTATTTATCGCTTCAGTAATTATTTGTCCTTGTGGATATTGTTTTTCAATTGCTAAATCAATTTCAAAACCTAAATTAATTATTTTACCATTACTAATTTCAATGTAATCATTTATCATTCTATAATCAGATAAATAAGTTGCAATATTATTTTGTAGAGTTGTGGTTGATTCGTTACTTAATTTACCATTTGTATCTAACCCAAGTGTATAAATTTTAATTTTATTTTGTTCTTCGAAAACACCACATCTAAATGGTGTACCAAATTCACCTGGCATTAAAGCTATCCTAGTTTGATAATCACCAATTGTTACAGCTCTATTTTGTGATGAAAAATTATATCTAACTAAGTTTCTTAATTCTTCAACTGATGGTTCATCTTTACCACCTAATGCTGGTATTGGATTGTTAACTCTTATTGAGTTTCTAACACTTGTATTCATTGCTGGTGATAATCCAGTGATTATTATATCAGAAATACCTAATTGGTTTAAAACATTTGGACCTAAATTAGTTGCTGCACCACCACCAGTTCTATATTTAACAAACATTGTTCTATTTGCTGTTGGTGTTATACCAAGTGATGAGTTATTAATAAAGTCACCAATTTTTGAAACTAATGTTGGGTCAACACCAAATTCAGAAAGTGAGCTAATATCTTGAGTACCACCACCGAAAATCATTTTCATAAAACCTTTATCAGTATATTCGGTTATAAATTTTTGGACAACTCTTTTATATTTTCCTGGTTTTATACCAGCATTATCACTAATTGCTGAATTATCGGGTATAAAAATAGTATCATCAGCTAATGCATCCATCTCGTACCATCTTAAATCTTCATTTAAAAACTGGTCCAAGCTTGGTATACCATTATAGTTTGTTCCATCCAACATAATAACTGAGGATACTGATAACACATCTTGTTCTGGTAAAACTATCTCAAAAAATGGCCTAACATCTGATGTGTTTAAAACTCTTTTATAATATTTTGTAATACCGTTAATAACCATTTCTCTTTTGGTTAATTTATAACTCAATATATTACCATTATTATCAACATTTGGTTCTATTAACCTATTTGGGACACCGCCAGTTGTAAATGGTGATGCGAAATCAATATCTTGTTCAGATTCAAATACTTTACCAGCACCAGTAACTTGAGCACCTTGTCTTATAAGTGGTGCATAAGTAATATCAAAAGTATTACCTAATGTAGGTACCACACATGAAAAATCAACAATACATACTGATGGTCTTTTACCTGGCACTTTGAGTCCGTAAGTTCTGGCCATGGATAATATTGAACTTCTTTCTTGTGCAAAGTCAATTTGAGTTTCTTGAAACATTCTATCCGTTTGAAATGATAACATATCACCAACGGCTGCATTTAATTCCAATAACATCATACCAACAGATGCATCGTTGAAATCATTAAAGATATCTGGGTAATATTGTTTTACAAAATTTATTAATTCAGACCTTACATCTGCGAAATTCCTAGCATTATATGATATACCTTGATTTGCCATATTTTTATTTTATTAATAAATATAATTAAATAAAAATTTTAGAAAATACTTACAAGTATTTTTATATTATAATTAACAAATATATTAAATCGTAATTATAATAAAATCACTTTCTTTGAAGATATCGTCAGTAATTGTATAATCAATCCTTACATTTGCATGGTATTCATTATTTGGGTCACCTTCTATTGTAATATTATCAACATTTAAACTTGGTATATATTTTTTTACAGTTGTTTGTATATCTAATTTAATATCTGAATAAGTTAAATTATCATTTGGTTGAAATATAAATTTTAATAAATCAGTACCAAATTCTGGATTATATAACCTTTCACCTTTTCTAGTTAATAATAAATGCATTAAGTCAGCTCTAATTGCTTTATTATCTACATTATTTAATTGTAAGAAGAAACCTTCTTTACTTTCTTGGAAAGGAAAATCAATATTTATATATTTTGATTTTTGTGCCATAACATTTAATTTATTATAAATATCACATGAAAATAAAAATTATAAATAGTAAAATAAAAAAGGGGCCTAAGCCCCTCTTTAATTAACTACCACATGCTTCACAATCATCTGGATTATCTAGTGAACAGGTTAACCCATTCATTGCTTCTATTTCTTCAACACTCATGGAGATATTATTTATTTTAGGTATTGTAACCTCAACTTTTGGTATTTCATTTACAATTGTATCATCAACACCTAAAGATTGTCTTGCTTGAGTTTTAGAATTACTTCTTAAGTAATACATACCAGTTTTTAAACCTTTTTTCCAACCATAAAACAATGCTTTATTTAATTTAGCAACATTCGCATCTCTCATGAATAAATTCATAGATTGTGATTGGCAAATAAATTTACCTCTGTCTGCGGCCATATCTATTAAATTAGATGATTTCATTTCCCAAACAGTTTTATAAACTTCTTTTAAATTATTTGGTATTTGTGGGATATTTTGAATTGACCCATTTTCTTTAATCATTGCTAGTCTAATCTCATCGTTCCATAACCCTAAATCAATAAGGTCAATCACTAAATGTTTATTAACCATTACGAATTCACCAGATAATACATTTCTTTTATAAATATTCGATGTAAATGGTTCAAAACATTCATTGTTACCTAATATTTGAGCAGTAGATGCTGTTGGCATTGGTGCCAATAATAATGAATTAGTAACACCGTAAGTTGTAACTTCTTTTCTTAATGAATCCCAATCCCATCTTCCTGATAATTCATCTGATTTAACACCCCACATATCAAATTGGAAAATACCTTTTGATAATGGTGAACCTTCAAATGTTGAATAAGCACCAAGTGATTTATTAGTTACTGGTGTTAAATCATTATTTTCTTTAAGTTTTTTAGTATAACACTTATATTCATTTTTAGCCATATCTTTTGATGCAGTCATTGCTGCAAAATAGATAGTTTCAAATATATCGTTATTTAATTTTTTAGATAAATCATCTTCAAATGGTAATCCTAACATTGCAAATAAATCTGCTAATCCTTGAACACCAATACCAATTGGTCTATGTCTTAAATTAGAACGTTCAGTTTCAACAGTTGGATACCAGTTAACATCTATAACTTTATTTAAGTTTACAGTAACTTGGTAAGAAACTTCGTATAATTTATCAAAATCAAATGTTCTTAACGCTTTATCTCTAGATTTTGTTTTACCACTTGGTATGTTTACAAATTTAGGTAAAGCGATAGATGCTAAATTACATACAGCAGTTTCTTCTGGTGATGTATATTCTAAGATTTCAGTACATAAGTTTGAAGACTTAATTGTACCTAAATTCTTTTGGTTTGATTTATTATTTGCAGCATCTTTGTATAGAATATAAGGAACACCAGTTTCAATTTGATTTTCTAATACTTGTAACCAAAGTTCTCTAGCACTAATTGTAATACCTTTACCTTCAGATTCATATTTTTCATATAATCTAGTGAATGCTTTATCAGTTTCAGAATCAACAGCATCAATTAAACCTGGTACCTCAGCTGGGTCAAATAATGTCCAACTTGTATTTGCTTCAACACGTTCCATGAATAAATCTGGAATCCATAATGCTAAAAATAAATCTCTTGCTCGTTGTTCTTCTTTACCATGATTTTTCTTTAAGTTAATAAAATCTTGAATATCTAAATGCCATGGTTCTAAATATACTGCAATTGAACCTTTTCTTTTTCCACCACCTTGGTCAACGTAACGTGCAGTTTCGTTAAATACTCTAAGCATTGGTACGATACCATTTGATTCACCGTTAGTTCCTTTGATATATGAACCTTTACCTCTAATTTTATGAATGTTTAATCCAATACCACCAGCTGATTGTGAGATTGCAGCACAATCTGATAATGTTTTATAAATACCTTGAATTGAATCTGAATCAACATCTAATAAGAAACAAGATGATAATTGTGGTTTTCTTGTTCCAGCATTAAATAATGTCGGTGTTGCATGTGTAAAATAACCAGTTGATAACATCTCATAAGTTTTTTGAACTTCTTTAAGGTTATCCCCCCAGATACCTATAGCAACCCTCATATATAATTGTTGTGGTGTTTCTGCAATTTGACCATCTATTTTTAATAGATAAGCTTTCTCTAATGTTTTGAACCCAAAATAATCGAAATTAAAATCTCTATCATGTATAATCATTGATTCAATTCTATCAGAATTTTCAGTTACTACTTTGTAAACCTCATCTGAAATTAATCCAGCATTTTCACCAGTTTTTTTATTAACATAGTGATACAATTTATCAATTGTATCCTTAAAACTTTTATCAGTTTCTTTCTTTAATGATGTTATAGCAATTCTTGCTGCTAACACTGAATAATCAGGATGTATTCTAGTCAAAGAAGCCGCTGTTTCTGCGGCTAATTTGTCTAATTCTTTTGATGTAACACCATCATACAATCCTGAGATAACTTTTTTTGAAACTTCCATCGCATCAACATAATCTCTATCTAAATCATATGTTTGTTTTTTTACTCTTGATGAAATTTTGTCAAATTTAACTGGTTCGTAAGTACCATTTCTTTTAATTACTCTCATTTTTTTTTATTTCTTTTTAATTAAAAATCACTATCTTCACCATCAAAAGATAGTTTATTATCAGAACTTGAATTCCCAACACCAGATTTTGAATAGTCACCAACTCTTTTTTCAAAGAAATTAGTTTTATTTTCTAATGCAATATTTACCATAAAATCAAATGGGTTCTTACTGTTAAATATTGGGTCACATTTCAAATCTATTAATAATCTATCAGCAACATATTCTAAATATTGACTCATCAAGTTAGAATTCATACCAATTAGGTCTACTGGTAAGGATTCTAATATGAATTCTTTTTCAATAGTTAATGCAGATTTAATAATTTCTTTAATTCTTTCTTTTGGAACTTGGTTTATTAAATGTTCATTATGTAAATGAACTGCAAAATCACAATGCAATCCTTCATCTCTTGATATTAATTCATTTGAGAATGAAAGACCTGGCATTAATCCTCTATTTTTTAACCAAAATATTGAACAAAAAGAACCTGAAAAGAAAATACCTTCTACTGCTGCAAATGCAATTAGTCTTTCTGCAAAGCTATCTGATTCAATCCATTTTAAAGCCCACTCAGCCTTTTTCTGTACCGCTGGTATAGTATCTATCGCATTGAACAATTTAAACTGTTCTTCCTTGTCTTTAACGTATGTATCGATAAGTAAGGAATAAGTTTCCGAATGTATGTTTTCCATCATTATTTGAAACCCATAAAAGAACTTAGCTTCTGGGTACTGAACTTCACTAACAAAATTTTCAGCTAGGTTCTCATTTACAATACCATCTGATGCTGCAAAGAATGCTAATATGTTTTTAATAAAGTATTGTTCATTTTCATTTAATTTAGCCCAGTCTGATAAATCAGCTTCTAAATCGATTTCTTCTGCTGTCCAAAAATTAGATTCAGCTTTCTTGTAATAATCCCAAATATCGTGATATTTAATCGGGAAAACCACAAACCTATTTTTATTCTCACGTAAAATAGGTTCAATTATTTTTTTCATATTTTCCATTTATTTTAATTTTTATATCTCCAAACATACCCCCCACAAGTTTTACCTCTACCTTTACAAACACCAATTAAATTTGTTTTAGTTATTTTTCTCTTGTCTTCTTAATTCCATAACTTCTAGTAAGTTATTTACTCGGTCTTGACCTCTCACTTCTTTTACTTCACTATGGTCATAAAATGATTTACCACTTGAGTTTTGACTCATGTCAATCTGTATTGTTGAGTTATCAAATATGATATCTTCAAACAACACACCTGATTTACCAAATCTAGATTTAAGAATTGCCATATTAGCTTTACCATTTTCTTTTTGTTCAAGTGTTTTAGCAATTGATACCATAAAGTGAACAATTTGTGCTTTCTTAATTGAACCAGCTATTTGGTCACCTTCAACCACATCAGCTTTGATTGATGAACGATTACCTTGTGTTGCGGTCCAACCAGCAATATCCAATTCAGCTAACATTGATTCAAATTCTCTCATTACTGAACCTTGAGCCTCATTTATATCTGAAAAATTTTTAGATGGTGAGATACAATCAATGTAATCAACTAATATTAAATCTGGTCTGAAACCTTGCGCTATATTCTTTCTAACGATTTGTTTAATCTTTGGTATAGTTGTACTATCACTTCTCATTCTAAGCAATTTTAATGTACCTGGACTAGAATTAAACCTATCAAACATTTGCATTGCTTCAGTTCTTCTAGATTGTAAATCATTTAATGGTATCTTAGTGTAACAAGATATGTGTTTTCTTTGTATGATTTTAGCTGTATCTTCAAAGAATATTTGCATAACGTTGTACCCCATCGATTTGGCATGGTTAGCTAATTTAGTTATCATAGTTGTCTTACCAACACCTAACGCTGCTAATATTATTGCTAACTCACCTTTAGCTAAACCACCATCCATTATTTCATCTAAACCATCTATACCAGTTGGTATTGGGTTTCTATAGTCGTCTGATAATACATCTTCAATATTATCACCAACATCAATCACACCATCAGTATTTTCACCGTATTCAAGTGCTTTCCTAATTATATCTTCACATTTATCATAATCATCAATAGTCCCTTTGTTGATTATTTCATCCATCTGCTTTAAGGCTTTTTTTAATTCTTGCCTTTTACAAAATTTAAGTGATGTTTCTTGTATGTAGAATGTATCATTTAAGTCAGATTCTTCAATTCTTCGTAAATGACTAAACACTTGATTTCTCTCAATTTCATCATTTAGATTTTCTAATAATCTACTTTTTAAACTTCCTACATCTGGTATTGATTCATGCTTCTCATAAGCATCTTTTATCACACCAACAATAATTCTAACATACGAATCTTCAAAATAATTAGGGCTAACTATATCTAAGATTGATTGTCCGAATTTTCTATCGGTTAGTATTTGAAGTACTAGACGGTATTGAAAATCAATACCTAAATATCCTAGATTATCTTTATTAATTTTAGCCATATAAAACTTTGTATATATATATATAAATATTATTGTGTTATTAATTCGTAATCTTTTCTTGAAAAAGATTCTGAAATTTCTTCTATAATTTCAGAAATTATAGGTTTAATGTTAACTTGGTATCTAACCATAGTTGGAAAATAGTTTCCAGAAAATATTGATTTACTTACAATGTTTTTATCAACTTTAATTTCAAATGTAAAAATATCTTCATTTTTGAAAACATTTCTTTCAATAGATTCATCTTCACGTCTGATTTCACTGTATGGGTCATATCTATCCCATAAATAATCTACAGATTTATCTTTAAGATAATTAGGTATGATTCCGCAGCTTCCAAAGCTACCGTTATTCATACCACATAGTCTATCCATCAAATCTTTAAGTTCATTAGATTTTAAGACCTTGTAATTGTAATTATCAATACTGAAATATCTTTGACAGATAATGTTGTTATTGATTTTTAATAAGAATTCAAATTTCTGGTTTGCAAAAGTTGTGTTCTTTTTCATAATTTATTAATTTATTAATTGGTTATTTTTTTCTCTTTGTATTAGTCTTTTGAACGGCATGAAGTATTCAATACTATAGTTTTTTATTTCCCTATCCATACCATCCTCTTTCATCATCTTGTAGACATTCTTGACATCTCTACCATCAGGGTTAATTGGTAAGTTAATTACCTCGTTTAATTCAGTTATTACATCATCAGTAATCATTGGGTTTTTCAAATTTACTAGTTTTTCATTAATTTCGTACACTTTTTCACCCTGAATTCCATCAGTAATTTTCATTATTATATTTTCAAATACCTGTAACGGCTTTAATTTATTATTAACTCTTTGTATTTTAAGCTCTTTGGCTCTATCAATAATTTCACTTACTGTTACTGATTTATTTGTTATTTCTGGAAAATATTTTAATAACGTATCTTCACCGAGTCTTTTAATACCTTTAATGCAATCACTATTGTCTCCGCAAAATATTTTAATTAGAGCAGCGTTGCTTGGGTGGTGTTTAAAATAGTTATTATAATTATCCAATGTAATGTATTGTCTTAAATCAAACATGTAGATTCTAACGTTTTCATCGATTAGTTGACATAGGTCTCTATCACTTGTACATATAGTAATTGTTTCATTTGATTTTTTGTTATTGCAAATATACGCAATTAAATCATCACCTTCAACTATTTTATCTTCATATTGTCTAATAAACAATTCTTCTAAATAACGTTTGATTTGTATTTTTTGAGATAATTCAGCTTCATCAACTGGATGTGTACCATTTATATAATCTTTATTTCTATTGGATTTATAATCATTATAAATTTTATATCTTAATTGGCCACTCAATTCTCCATCCCAAACAACAATCACCTTATGGTATAAATCTTCATTCATTAACATTCTTAATACTGTTATGAATTGGTAAATACCACCAATGTGTTCTTCTTTTTGATTATAAACATCTTTGGCTCCGAGAAAGCTCCTTTTAAATAAACTGTTACCATCAACAACTAAATAATTCATTTTATTTATATTTTTACCATTACGAGATGGTCTTTTATTTAACATTTTTAATTTTTTTAGTTAATATTTCTTCTATATTTTCATTATATTTAATAATAATTAATTTAATATAATTCATATCACAATAATCGATTTTTATTTTATCACATTTTTGTTGTATTAAAAATCTTTCTTTACCACCAAAATGTTTTACTGGTTTATAATGTTGTATCCCATTGTATTCAATACATATATTGTGTTCTGGTAAATAAAAATCAAATGGTAACGATAAATCATTTTTACAATTATCAAATTTATGTTGTGGATTAAATTTAACCCCATGTTTATTTAAATAATTACGTATTTGTTTTTCACCTCTAGATTCTCTACATATTGGGCAAGCGCATCCAGATAAATGGTCACTAGGTCTCTGTTCAAATTCACCATGAATCGGACACACTATTTTAACTTTAGTAATTTTATTTACATAATTAACTAATGAATAATTATATTTATCACCATGTATCAATTTAGAATTTTCAATGAATAATTTAATATTAAATTTATTTTCAGTAATGCATCGTCTACAAGTATGACCCTTAAATAACCCTTCAGGTGATTGTTTAAATATACCATGTTTTAAACATTTTAATTTTATTTTATCTTTATAAGACACATAAGATTCAATTGGTATATATAGTTCACCGTACATCATTTTTAATTTATTAATAAATTCTAAATCATTCAATGACTTACTACATTTTGAACAACCTTGTTTACTATTTGTATGTTTATCAGGTGTTTGTTCAAATTCACCATGAATAGAACATATGATTTTAACTTTAGTTTTAGTATTTACATAATTAACTAATGAATAATCATATTTGTCACCATGAACATTTTTAAATTTTAATATAAATAAATCACTCATAACTTAATATTATTTATATATAAATATAATAATAAAATTAAAAGTAACGGAAAGCTCCTTTTAAAAAGAGCATTCCCGTCTACCAATAATATATTTAATTTTTTTTCAATTTTTTCACCATTTCTTGATGGTCTTCGATTCATCTTTTCCCATTTGAAGGGTTAATACTTTGGAGCCAGCTTCTTAGGACTTCCAATCTTTTTTTTGAACTAGTTTTGCTCATATCTTTTTTTTGTTTAATAATTACTATTCGTGCATATCATCAGCGGACATATTAACCACTTCTTCTTTTTCAATAATAAATTCACTAAGTGGTGTATTTAATTTTGATAAGATGTAATCTTTATGTTCTTTTTTATATTGCTCTATTTTATCAGGGTTCCAATAACCGTGTGGTGTTGATGCTAATGTTCCGTGCTCCTCGATACCATTAACTTGGTTTTTTTCACATCTAACTTTAGTTTCAATACCAAACTGATAAGTTTCACCACCAGCTGTTGCTTTTAATTTAACGGTACTGTGTGATAATATACCACCATAATGAATTATAATTCTTGGTGAATAGAAAAATGCTTCACCACCTTTATGTTTAATAACTTTATTTTCATTATCTAACCATATTTTTTGAACAACAGCAAATGTGTTAGTATATTTCTTACCTTCTCTTCTAGAAGCTGGTATTCTATGATTAACTAATGATTTAAATGCAGACTCCATTGAACCAGCATTCCATTGGTTATTTGATGATTTTGACATAACTGATTTGAATCCATTAATAGAACCAACTGAATCCCATAAAAATAATAAGTTTCTTGGTAGTTGACCTTCTTGTTGCAAATCTAAGAAGTCAGTCATTAATCTTGCGACATCTTCAATTACAGGTTCGTCTCTTAATGCTTTAGCACCGAGTTTACCATTTGAATAATCTAAACAAGAATATCTTTCAACTAAATCATCTGATTGGAAGAATAAAAAGTCACCAACGTAATCGATAATTTCACCAGTTTCTTCATTTATAACTTCTTCAAATTTTACCCCAATATTTTTAGCATGTTCCCAATCCCAGTTTGTTTCAGTGTCAATAATAATTGGTAAGTCACCAATTTTTTGTGCACCAGCAACAGCTTCATAAATAGCTGTAGATTTACCAGTATTTGAGTATCCTCTAAAACTTGTAAAATATCCTCTAGGTACTCCTGGTATTTTTAATGCTTCAAAAAATGAATCTGATAATGGAACCCAAGTTAATTCTTTCATTTTAACTGTGGTGTCCATGCCATTTTTCTTTTTAAAATCATTTAAATTAAATGATGTTTTTTCAATTGTTTTTTTTGGTAATGTTTTTTTTTCACTCATGATTTATGGTTTTAAAATTTTTAATATTCATACTTTAATTTACATTCATTAAAATAATTTAAATGTTTTTCTTTACTATCTAACAATACATTATTTATATCCCTATACATCATACGTTCTTGGTCATATACTATATATCTATGTAAAAACCCATGGTCTTTTATATTTAGCTCAATCACATCTAACCAATCTTTTTGATTGTAAGACCAATGGTGTAAATGAAAATTATTATTTTTAGTTAAGTAAATTTCAGTATATTTTCTAGCTAAAGCTTTTTCTGGATATTTTTGATTATACTTTTTGATTGTTTCTTTTTTCTTTTCAGCACTAGGTTTATACAAACTATTATATTCTAATCTATGATATTTATCTCTACCTCGTTTTCTTTCTTTAACAACCCATTCTGGGTCTAGTCTTAACTTTTTTTCATTTTCTTTAACATCTTTTTTAGTACATATCTTACATTTATTTAAATGACCATCTGTCATTTTTTTATGTTTGTAAAATTCAGATATTGGTAGGATGTTTTCACATTTAAAACATTTTTTTTCTTTTAACTCACCCATTTAAACTTTCTATTTATTCATTGTTATATTAATAAATATTTAGAAAGTTTAAAAAGGTAGAATTATTTTCCCATTCTAAAATGGGAGGTCATCGTCATCATCTTCCTCATCAGATACTAATGCAGATACTGGTTCTGATACTTTATTTGTTTCAACTTTAGCTGCACCAATTTCTAATTCGTCCTCTAAACCACTATCATCATTAGATGGTGAGTTAGTTCTAGATTCTAATTCTAATTTTCCAACATAACATTTACCTTCTTTATCCCAAACTGGTGTGTCACCTTTAACAATAATTTTCAAATAATCATAGTTTCTTAAACTATAAACATCTTCCCAAGTTCTAGTGTCCTCAGTCCATTCTTTTACTTTTTCACTATTTGAACTTAATAATGATGTCTCTAAAGGATATGATACACTTTGAACTACTGATGATTGACCGTCTCTAACGATTACAACATTTAAATCTCTACCGTTTTCAGTATCTGTAACATTATGATTAACCGCAACGATTGCTGCCATGATTTTATCCATAACACCTTGTTTTTTATAATTGTGTTTGAATCTCCAGAATTTAACTCCTTCATTTTCTCTGTCTCGGTCAATTACCTTAGCTACATAAAATTGTCTAGCTGAATATTGTTTTGCCAATTCTTTATCTTCATCTTTACCAGTTGCAAGTAATGCTTCTCTAGCTTGACAAAACGGGCAGTCTTCACCCTTTTCATGTTTTGGACATGGGAATGTTTTCCATTCTCCGTTTACCTTTTTAACATGACCCCACATTGTTGTAAATGGTGTCTTACTTCCTTCACTAGGTGGTAAAATCCTAATTCTTTTTGTTTCACTATCAACACCCTTTGGTAGGATTGTGTTGAAATAGTTCTTTAAGTCATACGTTTTTTGAGACCCGCTATCTCTTTTGCCATTGTGTGATGATTCATATTGCTTCATCATTTCTTCAAAAATACTCATAATTTATATTTGTTTGATTGTTATACTACTTTAATTTACTATTTAATTTTACTATTAATTTAACTATTACAATATACTAAAAATTTTATAAAAGTAAAGATGTATTTTAATATTTTTTTAGTTTAATTTAATGTTTTTTAATAACTAAATTACAACATTACAAAACTACTAACAAATTGTACTAACAACAACTTTTTTTTATAATTTATTTTATATAAAAAAGAAAAACAAGCTTATTAGCTTGTTTTCCA